TCCTGATATAGACCCTGATGACCTGAACACCTAAAATAGTTCTTGACAACAGGTAGCTTTTATGTTATCATATCACTTGAATGTGCGCTCGTTGGGTATAGGAGGTGGGTTATGTAAGTCATAACTACTCAGATTTATTGTTATGGAGGTTCGGTCGCGCTCCTTTTTCTGCGGCTGGTTATCAAAGTGAGGTTTCTATGTCTACTGTTTCAGCAAAGTCCAAAATTCTTCGTTTCTTGAGCAAGACCGAGGGGTATAATACCCTTAGCGTTGCCCAGGCACAAGCCCGTTTTGGCATCAAGAACGTGTCTACCGTGATCGCCCAGCTTCGTGCGGAAGGCTATGCCATCTACACGAATTCGAAGCGCCGCGGCGACGGCAGTCCCGTCAATGTGTATCGCTTGGGTCGGCCGTCTGCGGCATTCGCTCAGACTTGTACCATGCGTGGTGTGTCAGCAAAGGGCGCGAACTAATCACGTAGTTCGATCCGCTCGTGTGGTGGAGGCCATCGCAATGGTGGCCTCCACCTTTCTTTGTCAGGAGACTTCATGACACCCAAAAGAATATCCACAACACCCTCCGGCGATGACATCATAGTGAAGCAGGCCATGGAAGTGTTGCTCACCAGGCACAAATTCAATTGTCAAGTTATGTTTCCGCTCGATCATGGAGTGGCTGAGAATGCCACATTCGATCAAATGATCGATTATGCCTCTGACTCGTTCCGTATTGGTATGCGGAACTACATGCTTCAGGGGTACAAGGCTGCTGAAACCTATCATTATGTCCCTGCAACGTGGTGGGATCATTTCAAAACTGAAAAATTTCCCCGTTGGGCACTTGACCGCTGGCCGGTAAAATACGACAAACTTCTCAGACAAGCCTACCCTCTTTGTCCTCATGGCGCCGTCAAGTGGCCCCATGCCGATCATATTCGCTTTTTGTACTATGGAGATGAAAATGTTCCGAAATAAATGGGATTTGAGATTCATTGAACTCGCTCGCTACATCAGTACGTGGTCCAAAGACCCTTCCACCTGCGTAGGGGCTGTGATTGTGGATAAAAACAACAGAGTAATAAGTCTTGGTTATAATGGGTTTCCACGAGGCGTCAAGGATACTCCCGAACGCCTCAATGACCGAGAAGTGAAGTATTCGATGGTGGTTCATGCGGAAATCAATGCTCTGCTCTTTGCCACACAACCTCTTGACGGTACCACACTTTACCTATTTCCATTTCTTTCGTGTTCTAAATGTACCGCAATAATAATAAACTCAGGAATAAAGCGCGTGGTGGCCCCACTAAACTTCAATCCCCGATGGGAGAAGTCTATTGAATTGAGCCAAACGCTGTATCACGAGGCCGCAGTGCAAGTGATCCTAATTCCAGGTCTTGTTGAAAAAACAGGTACCGCATGAGTTACATAGGTGAAGAACTACTCTGGGTGGTTGCCTTGTTCCTCATTACCCTAGCGGGCGTTGAGTTAATGGCCCGCTTCTTCGGGTCTACCAAAAAATAACGATGCTATATATTACTAATGACTTTATCATTCTTACTGGGAGGTTGACGTGGAAATAAAAATCGACATCGAGCAACTACGCAAGCAGCGCATCTTCATTGCCACCCCCATGTATGGTGGAATGTGTTGCGGTATGTACATGAAGTCCTGTTTGGACCTCCAGACACTCTTCCAGCAATACGGCATCACCTCTCGGTTCTCCTTCATCTTCAACGAGTCGCTGATTACTCGGGCCCGTAATTATCTTGTGGACGAATTCCTGAGAACAGATTTCACCCACCTCCTCTTCCTTGACGCCGACATTCACTTCAATCCCCAGGATATTATTGCGATGATGGCTCTGGATAAGGAAGTGATCGGGGCACCCTATCCGAAGAAGGCACTCAACTGGCACAACATCGCGGCCGCGGCCCGCAACCATCCCACCCTCGACCCCAAAGAGCTTGAGAATGTCGTGGGTGACTATGTGTTCAATGTCGTGAAAGGCACTGAACGCTTCCAGGTGTCTGAACCGTTGGAAGTGATGGAGATTGGTACAGGTTACATGCTGGTCAAGCGTGAGGTGTTCCCGCTCTTTGCCACCGCCTATCCTGAATTGAAGTATCGACCTGACCATGTGGGGCAGAAGAACTTCTCAGGAGACCGGTATATTCACGCCTACTTTGATACCGTGATTGATCCTGTCAGTGAACGCTACCTCTCTGAGGATTATATGTTCTGCCAATGGTACCGCAAAATCGGTGGGCATATCTGGTTGTGCCCGTGGGTCCAGACACAGCACGTTGGGACGTATGCGTTCACCGGAAACATGGCAAAAATTGCTGACTTGACTGGGAAACTCTAACATGATAATCGGCCTCGTGGGGTTTATAGGGAGTGGCAAGGGCACCGTGGGTGAATTACTGGTGCAGGATCACGGGTGCATACAAGACTCCTTTGCGGCACCACTCAAAGATGCGGTCGCCAACATCTTTGGGTGGGACCGGCAGATGCTTGAAGGGGTGACAAAAGCCTCGCGGGAATGGCGAGAAGTCCCTGATGAATTCTGGTCTAAGGCATTCGGATACGACCTCACCCCACGACTGGCCTTACAACTCATGGGTACAGAAGCGGGTCGTAATGTGTTCCACCAAGACCTCTGGGTGGCGAGTCTGCTCAATCGCTGTGGTCAGCGGGGTGGTGATACGGTCATTACTGATGTGCGGTTCAAGAACGAGGTATCTGCGGTTCAAAAAGAAGGTGGGATTGTGGTGCGTGTCAGGCGTGGGGCTGAACCATATTGGATTTTGACTGCCGAACAAGCAAACGCAGGGGTTCAAAATTCCATCAATGTTATGAAAGGTCTGGACATCCACCAATCTGAGTGGGATTGGGTAGGGTGCCCCATCAATCACACCATTTACAATGACGGTACACTTGCCGACCTGAGAGATAATGTGCGCTTCCTGATTGAAAATCAAAATGTCTTCTTGACTTCTCTGTAAGTCTGTGCTACACTATATCATTATTCACTTGTGAGGTCCCTATGAAACTGTCAGACAACACACTCGACGTGCTCAAAAATTATGCCAGCATCAACACGGCGCTCATGTTCCGCAAGGGCAACTTGTTGAGGACGGTCAGTAAGGAAAAGACGATTTTGGCAGAAGCCACAATCGATGAGGACATTCCTACCGACTTTGGTATTTTTGAACTCAACCAACTCCTCTCCATCCTCTCGCTACATAAAACAGCACCAGAGATCACGATTGACGGAAACGATGTTATCATCAAGGGATTTGAGGATCGCAGCCGAATCACGTACCGTTGCTGTGATGTGTCGAACATTAAGACCCCACCAGACAGCAACATCAAGGTACCCTCCGAAGATGCCGCATTCCTCTTATCAGAGGGGGACCTTGCATGGATCACTAAGTCTGCTAGTGTCTTGGGGTGCCCAAACATTGCGGTGGTTGGAAAGGATGGTTTCCTCTCCTTGTGTTTGTTGGACGGGCAGAACGATTCCGCCCATTCCGACACATTGAAAGTCGAAGTCCACACTGGTCCTGATTGCTTCTTCATGTTCAAGATGGAGAACTGGAAGATGATGCCAGGTACCTACAAGGTCACTGTGTCCTCAAAGGGTGTGGCACACTTCGAAAACACGGCTCGCAAGTTGCAGTATTGGATCGCATTAGAACAAAAGGCAAAGTAATATGAGCATCAAACATGTTCTCTGGACTGAGAAGTATCGTCCCCAGACTGTGGCAGATTGTATTCTGCCGGAGAGGCTCAAACAGCCTTTTGCGGAGTATGTCAAGCAACAGATGATCCCCAATCTCTTACTCTCTGGTGGACCTGGGGTCGGCAAAACGACCATTGCGAAAGCCATGTGTGAAGAGATTGGGTGTGATTATTTGGTCATCAACGGGTCGGATGAATCGGGTATCGATGTCTTCCGCACCAAGATCAAGAATTATGCTTCAAGCCTCTCTATGTCTGGTGGACGCAAGGTTATTATCATCGATGAAGCCGACTATCTGAACCCCAATTCCACCCAACCCGCACTCAGAAACGCAATGGAAGAGTTTGCCGGGAACTGTTCCTTTATCTTTACCTGTAACTTCAAAGGTCGCATCATCGACCCGCTCCATTCTCGTTGCGCGGTCGTCGATTTCACACTCAAGAATGCCGAGAAGCAACGGATGGCCGCGGACTTCTTTGGTCGAGTACAAATGATCCTCACCACCGAAGCGGTGGAATTTGACAAAAAGGTATTGGTTGAATTTATCAAGAAATTCTTCCCTGATTTCCGCCGCATCATCAATGAGCTTCAGCGATATTCCAGCTTCGGGAAGATCGATGTGGGGTTACTCAGTCAATTGGGTGACCTGGAAATCAATGAAGTAGTCAAGTATCTCAAGGAGAAGGACTTTGGTGCCTTACGGAAGTGGGTGGGATCGCATGATGTTGAGCCAACCACACTGTACCGCAAACTCTATGATAACCTCTACACCATCGTCAAGCCTGAATCGATTCCCCAGGTGGTCCTGCTTTTGGCAGACTACCAGTATAAGGGGGCATTCGTCGCGGACCAGGAAATCAATGTCATGGCATTGTTGGTTGAACTAATGATGGGTGTGGAATTCCTATGAACTATCCTCTTATATCCGATGTGTTATCATCGTTAGTCAAGACTCCACCAAGGGTGCAGTCTTCTTGTGTAGATGGTTCTCCCAACCAACATGAACTTGATACTATGCTTCGTTTTCAGGAAGCGGGATTTCGAGTTTTAGAAGGAAATGCTCCAAAAAAGGATGTCGAGTCCAAGTATTGGCCAGGAACAAGTGATTATCTTAAGTGGCAAGATAATGATTCTCCCCTGTTCATTCCAGAAATGTCGATCATTCGGCATCCTTTTGGAAGATTCAGACCTACAGATTTTGCTATACGAGAACGAGGATCAAAAATACATCTTTTGGAAAACAAAAGTTCAGAGGATGATGTTGGTAACATCCATTTTAGTGCCTCTCTCCCACATAGCTCCATAATCTATTTGTTATCTGATGTAAACAAGACTATCCTTCTATATGGAAATCAACTGGTCTCTGATGAGGAATATCTTTTGTGGGAAGAGTATGAGCGCAATGTAAATGCTGTTCCAAAACCCTATTCGGATTGTGTTTCTGCATGGATCAGAATTTGTTATAAAATCATGCAGAGTAGATGCTTATTCGAAAAATATGGTGAGCTATGCACCCAGGTAGTTCTAGATAGACTGATGGGGATAGATGTAGAATCTCCGATGATTGTTAAGAATTGGGGCACTCCCATAAATATGTGGAGATTGTCTACTAAATCTGTGGATATCGTATATGAGGAAGTGTAATGTCTCGATCCAAAAACACGTTTCGGCAAGTCTGGGAGCCTGTTGCAGGCTATGTGTATGTCCTGCGTGTGGACTCTGCCTGGTGCAGAGGATGGAAGGTGTCTAGCGCGGCCGCGCCAACAAAATTTGGCATGTGTCGTTACCATCCTTCACACAACAAAGCACCTCTCAAAGCGGCGAAGCGTGTTGTGTATGCCAGGGCAAGAGACATTGAACAGAATCATTGGCAGAAATTGTATGTTCATACATATTCTTCGTTCCTTGGAAACGCAGCCGAGGTAGAATTCAAACTCAAAGAACGCTATAAGAGATTCCATCTCCGAGGAGAGTGGTTCAACTTAACTCCTCGACAAGTGCAGAATGCCGAGCGTTATCTTTTTCGTGAAGGACAATATTATGAGTCCCTTTGACTTCGTAAAAGAAATGCAGGACCCGGGCTGACTGGCAACACAGAACCCTAACGGGCAGTTACTACCCATAGGCCCGGGTGCTGCAATTTAGTGAATGGTATACATGCCGATTCGGCAAGAAAGAACCCTAACGGGCAGTGTCTACCCGCTTGGTGTGTATACCGCATTTCAATGGTCTGTGCGCTGACTGGCAACACAGAACCCTAACGGGCAGGAACTATCCACCAGCACACAGACTATAATTTATCATGAGGGGGCACTATGTTTCAAAGTTTGGATTATGGAAATGGAAGGATTGTCCGTGCGTGGGGCGCTGGGGAGCATGAGCATGATATTCATAAGACGTTTACAGACCTCCTCGCCCATGTTCCAGAGGGAACTATCTTAATTTGTGAACGATCCTTGGCAAATTTTAGCCGGCTAGATTATAATACCGGATTGGCCCTTGCTGCACAAAGAAACATTGAACTGAGGGCAGTCTCTACTCATGCAGTGAAGGGGTATCGAAAGATAATTAAGCAACCAAAACCCAGTCGAGGCGCGACAATTGAGGATGATATCAAAGATGCAAAGATATTATTGTTGTTGTTTGGAGAGGGAAGCACCCGCGCCTATGGCTGTTTCAAAGAAGAAAAAAAGAAAGAATTACCCACAGACCTCCGGGATCGTCTGAAGAGACTCATCGTGAATGCCAGAAGGAATGATAGGTGGGGTCCACAGAAAAAATGGCTAAAGGGGCATGGGTTTGAATGTATACCAGTGTTGTGTAGTGCTTATGTTGTGGCACAAGAAATACAACCCCTTGGGTTAAGTAGGAGAGTGTATAGGAAATTCACTCGCATCTCAGAATTTGGGCGGGCTAATGCCATTCACCGTTCAAATGGCACATATTGGCTATTCAGAAATAGCAAAAAGAAGAACTGGGATAGGTTGGAGGATCGAAAAGTGCGAGCGAAACAGGTCAACCAGATCATTGATAAGATTTGGCATAGAATCAGTATTCCTGATGGGGTTTTGCCAATATGAGTCCCTTTGACTTCGTAAAAGAAATCCAGGTCGGCAAACACGATCTTATGACTGACCCTCAGTCAGAAAAAGATTATGTGGCATTCATTATCAACAAGACGCTCTCCTATGAAATGGACTGCCTCTTGTATGCCAATGAAATGAACCGCAGGCATCACCTTGATAAGAAAATGCAGTATCACTACCTGCTCCATACCATTCGCGCCAGGCGCCGGGGGTTCCATAAGTGGTCCAAGCCCGGTGAGAATGACGCCCTTGTAGCCGTGAAAGAGGTTTGGGAATGCTCAGATCGTAAAGGCATAGAAATCCTCAGAATCCTCAGTCCTACCCAAATCGAAGAGGTTATGTCCATCACCAATAAAGGTGGAAGAGTCGGTAAAGCCAAATCTCCGAAACCATAAATAACTTCACACATTTCTGTGAGGTTATTATGTTTGATCTTGAATCCTGCGTCGAAATCACCCTAAAAACCCCTGACGATTTCTTAAAGGTCCGTGAAACCCTCTCGCGTATCGGTGTCGCGTCACGTAAAGAGAAGATTCTCTATCAATCTTGTCACATTCTCCATAAGCGCGGCCGCTACTTCATTCTCCATTTCAAACAACTCTTCGCCCTCGATGGCAAGCCTACGGACATCTCTGAGAACGATGTCGCTAGAACGAATGCCATTGCTCGTCTTCTCGTAGAATGGGGGCTCCTCAGCCTTGTCAAGCCTGATGCGTTGGTTGAGGTTGCTCCTCTTCATCAAATCAAAATCATCACCCACAAAGAAAAAACTGACTGGCAATTGGTGACTAAATACACCATCGGGAAGAAGCGGGTTGGTGATCAACCCCCAGTCTAACATTCTTTGGAGGTTCTATGAATCCAGCTATTGGTACTGTCGTGACGTTCATCCGCGCAACTGACGCGGTGGAGTTCAACGCTTTGGTTCTCTCGGATGAGGGTCCAGGCTTTGTCAAGGTCGCCTTTGTTGATACCACCAGCGGCCCCGCGTTTGTGGCCACCACAAGTGCGGTCCCTATTGCTGAACCCAATGCTCAGGGCTTAGTGATCGTCTAATGTTCCGCCGCTCTGGAGGAAATTATCAAAAATCTTCCAGAGCGGCAACATTAAAATTCTCTAATGTTGAAAATAAATGGTCAAAAACCACCTTCTCGGTACATCCGGGGCAAATAGAACACATACATAAAAGAGTCCGGACCTGATGAAGAGTCACCTGAGATACCTAAATCCCTGGTCTATAGGTACGGCCCCAGATGCGAAGCATCAATAGAGTCGGTAATACCTGCTTCAATACCGTGGTATGTGTATTTCGACCGAAGCCTTTATGGTGCCTAAGGACTCCATTGCCTCTACACCACATTATTCCCAAACATGAATGGTTTGAACGCTTCGGTAACTTGAATGGGGTCAATGCCAAAGATAATGTCGTGCGTCTGACCCTCTCTCAACATGCCGAAGCGCACTTGATGCTCTATGAATTGAATCATAACGAGAACGACCTTCTAGCACACCAAGCCTGTGTTGGTATGATCCTCAAGAAGCACCCCAAGGTCGTCAAGAAACGCAAAGCACCACGAAGAATGAAACGTAAGGCTCGAACCTCCTACAGGAAATTCTCATTATGAAATCTGGTGACCTCTTCGGTGACAATTATCCTCATTTTATCCAACCCGGTGCCCAACAAGTACAGGCGGTGTGTGGTATCTGTAATCATGGTATTGCACTTCAAACCGCCTGTCAAATTGATGGAGTGGCCTCCTGTTGGTATTGTTGGAAGGATCATGTCATTTCCAGGAATGTCTGTCCTTGTCCTTACCGACTACCTCAACCCCGTAAATGGATAGAACGTCCTAATACCGAAAAAGATCTGGCCTGGACAGGTCTTGCCTCCTGCTCCATGACCACTGTCGCCCAAACAGAAACCTTCATCAAGAATCCCACAGGTGGTCTATGAGATGGTCAAACCTCTACCGAAAAGTCATCACCAATCCCTTAGCCTATATTCACAATCGTTGGATCAATCCTAGTGATCGTGTGATTATTAAGCACCCTGACTATCCCCAGGGACACTATCATGATACCGATACGGTCATGATGTATGTGTTGTTTCAATTGCTGGTGGACTACATTGAAATTGAGTGTGGTAACTTTATCTCGATCCGCTATGAAACTCGCTGGCAAACATGGGGTCGCCGTGTACGAGAACTACCACTAATTCATTGGTTGGTACCCACGCCTCGTAATGCTCGCCGAGGACTTCATTATCTCAGATGGGAAATGACACTCAAGGATCACCCCACACAGGCGTTGTTTGCCAAGGAACTCTTCACCCTCTATCGGTTCTGGAAGCATGTACGACCTACCCGGATCGATCCCTTTGCCGCCTACCATAACCTTCGGGATGGCAAGGATTGGAAAGGACCGATCACCCCAGAGGAATCGAGCCGACTACGTGAGGCTGCGGACCTTGAAGCAACGTATGAACAAGAAGACACCGATATGCTACAGCGCATTGTCAAGGTCCGCAGTGGTATGTGGACATAAGGAGCCGTATGAGCCAACTCACCCCACACTTCAGCTTAAGAGAAATGACTCGTTCAGATACCGCGGTACGTTTAGGTATAGAAAACGTCCCCACGGCAGAACACCTGGCAAACCTTGTCCTACTATGCACTCATGTCTTAGAGCCCGTCAGAAGCCATTTTGGACCCGTCCGTGTCAATTCTGGCTATCGTTGCCTCGCCCTCAATATGTCCGTGAACCCCATGACCTCCACCATCAACAGACTCTCCAAACATTGCCTCGGTCAGGCGGTGGATTTTGAAGTAGAAGGAGTGACTAACGGCGATCTCGCTATCTGGTGTCGTGACAATCTACCGGAGTATCACCAAATCATCCTTGAATTCTATACACCCGGTCAATTGATGAGCGGGTGGGCCCATGTGTCCTATGTGGTGGGTCACCAGAAAAAAGAAGTCTTGACAGCGGCACGAATAGGTGGTAAAATAGTCTATTCATCGGGGATTCAACCATGAAGAAGTTCTGGCTGACAGTCGTGTGTTTATTTGTGATGTTATGTGCACCCTTGGTATCCTTTGACCAAATACCGAAGAGGATAGACCTTGTCTGGACTCCCAATCGTGAGGGGGATTTGTCTGGGTATAAGATCTACCGCGGCATAAATAGTTGTGCAGATGCTTCATTGATGTACTTGGCGACTGTAGCGGCCCCGACGGCCGCATACACAGATATCATGATTCCTAGAAACACACAACTTGTGTGTTATGCGGTGACGGCATTCGATACTGCTCGGAATGAATCGCTATTCTCAAATAAGGTGAGCAAGACAGTGAATCTTGCCCCTTCGGCCCCGACCGCCCCATCTTTTCGTTAGGAGGTTCCATCATGGTTATCGTCGATTCCTCAACCGTTCGAGTGGATGGTACATACACTGAACCTGTCACTGAGACAGACCTTTCAGAGCTTGCCGACTTGGCGTATACCAATGTCTATTACAAGATTGCGAACAACCCTGCCGTTCGCGGTCCCCAAGTGCCTGCCTCTAAGGTTGCCGGTGGTGGTCTTATCAACACCTCCTTATTGGTGCCTATTGCCACAGGACAGAAATTGAATGTGGCATTCTGGGTCACGGCGACTGACTTATCGGGTCTAGAAGGACCAGCAACTCCTACCATCACGTTGTTGGTGGATCGTGTGGCACCATCTGCCCCAACGGGTTTTACTATCGCCTAGTAGTCTGGTTGAAGAAGCTATTGGGCCTAAAATAATGAGGAGTCTTTATTATGCGTGACGATGTGTTTAAGTTTATTGAATCTGTAGGACAGGTGGATGGACATACAGGACGGGTCACAGACGAGAACACTATCAAGGTGTACGCTGATCTAG